AAAATGTTGAGGCAACCACAATTCCTGGTTAGTCGGTGATTAAGACTACTGAGTTGATTGCTAATCACTACTATACGAAGATTATTGGTAAGGAAGCAGATTATAATGTGTATACTGATACGGATTCCGTATTCTATCAAGCAGCACCACTTGTAAAAGCTCGTAATCCCCAAATTGATGAGAACTCAGATGAACAAATGATTCCTGCGATTCTATCGGTAGCAAAGGAAGTTGAAGAACACATCAACAAAGTCTACGATGCAATGGCATATAAGATGTTTAATGTGGACTCACATAGATTTGATATCAAACAAGAGACTATTGCTAAGGGTGGTTTTTGGGTATCGAAGAAGAGATACGCTCAATGGATTATCAATGATAACACCGTAGATTGTGATAAGTTGGATGTAAAGGGATTGGATGTAAAACGTTCATCATTCCCAACTTACTTCAAAGAAGTGATGTCGACTGTGTTGATGGATATTCTAAAGGATGAGGATAAGGATAAGTTAGATGACAAAATACTCAATTACAAGAGTGATATGCCAAATCAAAAGTTTGTTGATATTGCAAAGAACTCCGCTGTAAAGGATATGTCTAAGTACTTGTTTAAGAACCAAGCATTGGGTGAGTTTATGAAGGGAACTCCTGCTCACGTAAAGGCTGCAATTACTTACAATCAATTATTGAAGAAGTTTAACGCTCCTTACAAATATGAACCAATGAAGGATGGTGACAAAATCAAATGGGTATACCTAAAGAAGAACCCACTTGGTCTTCAGACTACTGGATTTACTGGTCACTCAGACCCACCTGAAATCAATGAGTTCATCCAACAATACATTGATTACGATTTGATTTGGGAGAAAGAGTTGAACAATAAGTTGGATGACTTCTACAAAGCAATGGATTGGGAGAAGCCAAATCCGAATCTGGCTGCTGCAGCACAATTCTTTTCATTTTAATTTGGAAAGTAAGAATAAATTTCGTATATTAGTAAAACAAATAACAATTAAGAACTATGAAAAAGAACTCGTTAGAAGGTTTTATCGCCCGTTATAACTTGGGTGGTGAGGTTGAGAGTGTAAAAATCAACTCAACCGATGATGGAATGTCAGTTTCCTTTATCTCTGATGACAAAACCCTATTGGGTACGGTCACATCTGAAGAGGCTGAATTTCCAAATGGTGAGTATGGTGTGTACACTACCTCACAACTAAAAGGACTACTTGGTGTATTGGGTAGTCAAATGGATGTAAAAGAAGGTACGGCTGCATTGGTATTCTCGGATACTAAAACTTCAGTTAACTATATGTTGGCTGACTTGTCAGTAATTCCAGTAGTACCTGAATTAAAAGCACTTCCACCATTTACATCTACTGTAACTATGGATGGTGACTTCATCGCTACATTTAGTAAAGCTAAAGGTGCTATGAGTGATTCAGACACATTTACATTTACGTGTAAGGAGAACAAAGGTGAGGTAATCTTGGGTTACTCTAAAATCAACTCAAACCGAATCTCTATCAATGTTGAGTGTACGTGTGATGGTGATGTTGAACCAATCTCATTCTCAGCTAAGTACTTGAAAGAAATCTTAGGTGCAAATCGTGGTGCTAAGTCATCTTCTTTGAAGATTTCACCACAAGGTCTTGCTCACGTTTCATTCGAACACGATGGGTTTAAATCGGATTATTATCTTGTAGAGATTAAGTAATATGCAGTTTTGGGACACGGAACCAGCGAAGCCTGTATTTGACTACGATGTAGAGAAAAAGAAGTTCATTGAAAATATGGACTATCTTTCCTCTATGTCAGTTGAAGAGCAGACGCTTTATAAAAAGTGGGATGAGTGGAATTCAGACCTACCAACATCAATGAAACGGAAAGCCGCAATGGCTCAGTACATTGACCAATTGTGGTCACCTACTGATATTATGAATAAGGAACAAACAATCCAAGAGATTGAGGACCTTGAACCATACGTTGAGATTGTAGAAGATTCCAAAGAATCCACTCGTTGGACTGAAATCCGTAAACTAATTCATACGATGTCATTTACAGCAAATCCTGGTCGTAACGTTAAGTTATACATTAAGGATAGAGTAAGTGGTAAGTTGTTAGGGTTGGTTTCGTTGGGTTCTGATGTCACTTCATTGGGAGTTAGAGATACCTACATTGGGTGGTCAAAGGACAACAAATTCAAAGATGGTCGATTGAACCACACCACAATCGCAAGTACCATTGTGTGTACTCAACCATTAGGTTACAATTTCTTAGGTGGTAAGTTAGTTGCTTGTATGACTACATCTCCAATCGTTCGTAAACATTGGAAAGAAAAGTATGGTCAAGAGCTAATAGCAGTCGGAACTACATCTTTGTATGGTATCCACTCTCAATACAATGGAATCCCTCACTTCAAAACATTAGGTGAGTCTGCTGGTAAAGTTGCTACTAAACCAGATGATTCAGTATACGATGTGTGGCACCAATGGATTAAGGAAAATAAGTCTGATGAGTATATCAAACATACCACTCAGAAAGATGGAATTGCTGGACCAGTATCAGGTGTGAAACAACGTATCCTTACACTCATATTCAAGGAATTGGGTATCAAACAAAGTCACTATATGCACGGATTCAAACGTGGTGTATACTTCGCTATGATGTACGACAATGGAAATGAGTTTCTTCGTAACGAGATTGATGAAAGTCAATTGAAGATGAAAAAGAAGTTTGAGGATGGTGATGAGTACACAATGAAGTGGTGGAAGAAGAAAGCTATTAAAAGATACGCTAAACTCTTTGATGAGGGTCGTATCAAACCAGAACCATTATTTTACCTTGACATCATTGGTATGTCTTGGGAAGATGCAAAGAAAAAATACTTAAAAGAAGTAGGCCGATGAGTAATTCATTATGGGTTGAGAAATACCGACCAGACACATTAGAAGGTTATGTAGGGAACGAACATATCCTTGAGAAAGTAAAGATTTACATTGAGAATGAGGATGTACCACACCTACTACTTTATGGAGTAGCAGGGACTGGTAAGACTACACTCGCTAAAATCATCACTAATCAAATCGATTGTGATGTGATGTATATCAACGCTTCGGATGAAAACTCCGTTGATGCAGTTCGTGATAAGATTCGTGGGTTTGCATCATCAATGGGATTCCGTAAGTGGAAAGTTGTAATCTTAGATGAGGCAGACTACTTGACACCAAATGCTCAAGCAGCACTCCGTAATCTAATGGAGACTTTCAGTAAATCTACTCGTTTCATTTTGACTTGTAACTATGTAGAGAAGGTTATTGACCCTATCCAATCACGTTGTCAGACATTTGCAATCACACCTCCATCTAAGAAGGAAGTTGCAAAGAGACTACATCAAATCTTAACCGAAGAAGGTGTTGGGTTTCAGACTGAAGACTTGGCTATATTGGTAAATAGTGGTTATCCTGACATTCGTAGAGTCCTCAACGCAGCACAACGACAAGTTGTAAAAGGTGAGTTGAAGATTGATACAACCTCTACTGTTCAAGCAAACTACATTGATAACTTGGTTAAGGTTCTACAAAAGGGTGGTGATGTAAAACAACAATTCACCGAAATTAGACAAATCATTGCTGATTCAAAGGTTAAGGATTTTACACCATTGTATAGAGGACTATATGATGAGGTAGATACTTATGCAAGTGGCAAAGTGGGTCAGACCATCTTAAACATCGCAGATGGTCAATATAAAGACTCAATGGTAGTTGATAAGGAAATCAACGTAATGGCGATGATATTAAATATATTAATTACATTAGGAAAGTAAACTATGGCAAATTCAAACGAATTATTCGAACAAATGACTGAGTTGTTTGCAGACTTCACGGAGTCTCACAATGGTACAACTAAGAAATCTGCAACTCAAGCAAGAAAAGCAATTGGTGAGTTGAAGAAATTGGTAACTGAATACCGTAAAGCATCGGTAGAAGAAAACAAATAAGATGGCTAAAAAAGGTAAAATCGTAGAGATGGGTCAACCGGCAAAATCTCCACAAATGAATTTGGATGTTACGAAGTTGAAGAACGTAACGTGTCCACAATGTGATGGTATCTTCTTCGATGAACTACAAATGTTCAAAGAGGTATCAGCAGTACAATCTCCGAATGGTCAAGCATCAATGCTACCAATCCCAGTTGTTGTATGTAACAATTGTGGTACGGTACATCCGAAGTTTACACCAAAAGAGTTATTTGAAGATGTCGGAAACGAAGAAAAGTAAGACATTATTTCAACACCTTTCGGGCATAAAAGAGAAGAAAGACTCGTGGGAGTCACTCTCAGTTATGGATAGAAAAAGTTTTGAACCATTTATGGTCAATCGGTTCTTGTCTATGAATATGGGTCTTCTTGAGCTGGTCAATGAGTTACAAAAGTACACCATTGGTCAGCTCGCTCCGAAGGATGTTTATAAATTGTATTTGGATGTTCTACCTAAGAAGAAGTCTTTTGATAAATACATCAAAGCAAAGGGTAGTGACAAGTATAATGATAAGGTATTGGATTACCTATCGAGGTACTATGAAGTATCTCAACGTGAAGTCAAGGACTATCTTGAGATTCTATCAAAGGATGAAGTAATTGAAATCATCCAAAAATTTGGAGTGGACAAAAAAGAAATCAAAAAATGGCTGAAGTGATAAAAGAGGCAAAGAATAAAGTGGAGTGGGTTGGTGAAGAGGAAAGACCAATTTATGGAGAACCAACTGCACGACAATATTGTGAAGAGACCTATCCAGAAATGATGGAAGAATACAAAAGGATTATGTGGGAACAATATGAGACCTTTTGTAAGAAGCAACGAAACTACGGACCAGGTAACATCTCAGTAGGAACTCCATTGGAGACAAAGGATGATGTGAAGTTGTCACTAACTGGACTATGGTTCAGAATGAACGATAAGATTCAGAGATTAAAACAATTAGTAGTATTGGGTCAACCTGATGAGGTTGGTGAGTCACTACAAGATACATATGCAGACTTATCAGTATATGGTATCATCGCACAATTAGTACAAAACGGAAAATGGGCAAAGTAAAGATGTCCCTATATGGCCACTCAGTCGTGATGGCTATATTGGGTATATGGGCAACCTCATATGAATATGTCCCTGCCTCATTCTTAGGTGGGTTATTGATAGGGTATGGGTTGAGACTTGCATATACTGCAGGTCAGCAATCCAAAAGATAACAATTTCTTAACATAGAAATTTGGTAGTTTAAAAATAAAGTTGTATATTAGAGTATATGAAAAAGTCAGAAGTATCAAACGTGTTTAACCTCTCCATTAGAGAGGAGATAAGTGGTGTTGCTAAAATATCATATTCACAATATACAATGTGGGCAAATTGTCCTAAACAATGGAAACTAACCTATATGGATGGTCATAAAGACTTTGACCCATCTATTCATCTTGTATTCGGTACTGCAATGCACGAGACCTTACAAGAGTGGTTACAAGTTCTATATAAGGATGGTCCGAGTGAAGCAGACAAACTTGACTTAGGTCAGATACTACTAAACTCAATGGCAGCTGAATACAAGTCTATGTCTGAGAGATATGGTCAGTTCACTACTCGTGCTGAGATGAATGAGTTCTACGATGATGGTATTCAAATCATTGACTTCATTAAGAAGAATCGTACCGACTACTTCTCAACTAAGAAGTTAAAGTTAGTAGGTGTCGAATTACCAATCTATCACGAAACATCCAACAAGAACATTATGATGAAGGGTTTCATCGATTTGGTGTTTGAGGATATGGATGGTATCATTGAGATTTGGGATATCAAAACATCTACTCGTGGGTGGAATGAGTATCAGAAGAAAGACAAAACCAAGACTGCACAATTAGTTTTATATAAGAAGTTCTTCTCAGAACAATATGGATGGCCAATCGACAAGATTCAAGTCCGTTACTTTATCGTAAAACGTAAGTTGTGGGAAGAGGCAATGTTTGCTCAGAAGAGAGTTCAAGAATTCGTACCTGCTCACGGTAGTGTTACTATGAGGAACGTATCAACGAGTTTCGATGACTTCATTGCCAAATCATTCAATGAGGATGGGTCATACAATACTGAAGGTGAGTTCCCTGCATTGGCAGGAAAGAACAACAAGAATTGTAAGTATTGTCCATTCAAAAAGAACAATGAGTTGTGTCCA